CACCACCTGGCTCGGCTTCTTCTAGCATTAAGGCGCCTGTTGAAACGCTTAGATCTAGTAAAGCTTCGTGTGCCTGGGTAGCAAAGTTGGAATGATTAATATGATCAAAGAGTACATCGTTGGCTTCATCCAAATACTGCTGGACTTCTTCCTTATCTTCTTTGACCTCAGATCCGACGACCAGTTTGGTCCATTGTCGCCAGGGTGGAATTAGAGTTGCTTGTAATCTTGACGCAAACTTCTGAACACCCATGACTGCTGTTGAATCATATATGTCGACGTTCTTCTTTTGACCTGGAGTATGAAGATTAAAGTTCTCACGTTGCGGTAGAGCATAATCGTAACACTCTCTTAAATGATTGATCCAGGGATCCTTGCGACCGACTGCAGCTTCATATCTTGCAAGCAGTTCTTTAACTGTTCCCAGTTCTTTAGGAATCTCAAACTTGGACATCTTAGTACGTTCCGCCTAGACTTGTCGTAACACCTTCTTCATCACCAGAGATTAAACTAAAGCGACCTTTCTTCTTTCTTTTACGAGCTGCTTCTCTCGATGCAATTTGCTTGTCAACCTTCTTATCTTCTTTCTCTTGTCTTGCTTCAGCCTTCGTTACTGCTGGTGGTTTAACTGGTTCTGATCTGCGTCTGCCCATGATGCTCCTTGATTAATTATATTATTCAGCTGTATTGACCGCTTAATAAAGTAGTGCGACTCTTTAGGTTTGAACCTGTAGAAGCGCCACCCTCTGCTTGGCGGAATTTTCTTTTCTTGTTGTTCATATCGTCAGCATACTTATGATTAGCAGCTGATTTTTCTTTGGTAGTTTTTTGAGCTGTTGGATCACCGCCTTTAACGTAACTCCAAGAATCTGATCTGCTGCCCATTGTGCTTCCTCATTAAATGTTTATATAACTGCCATCCGGTGTAGATATACCAAGTCTTGATCCCTCCAATACCTAGCAAAGCTTTTGTTTGCTCAACACAAGTAGATAGTGTTGGGTAAGGATTGCGGATCACAGTATTATCGCGACGAATATTAACGTGGATTATAACACTACAATTCGTATCTCGGACTACATTTTGTATATTATCTTTTGGACCGAATGGCAACACCTCGACATCGGTTCCGCCTAACCTGGCATTAAACTTGATCCAGTTGAAACCATCCCAGCGTACTGCATACACATGGCGGTAGTTTGGTTTGAGTAACTTAGCAAGCTTCCAGGGCATATCTCCATGTTCAAAGAGTACATACCATTCTGCATAATCATACTTCCACTCGTCAATTAGAGAGTGTTTGATCCAACTCAAAAAACCGCCCAGTCTTGCTTGAGTATAGCTGGACCTGTCATATTTGCATGACGCTTATCAATCCAGGCAACAGCAAAGTATCGGAAACTATCAGCTCCATGTGAACTCCAATCGTGAAGTGGACGATCCTTGTAGATTCTCTTATCTTCGTCATACTCGGTTCGGTAATAACTTAGAGCTCGAATACCATCAGCGCAGCGCTTCTCATCAAAGTAACACCTTGGAAGTATTCGCCTGGCTGCTTCAATACCATCCATGATCGGAATGTTTGGAGTAACTCGGAACACGATCCCCATCTGGCGCGCTTGATCTTTACGAGATTTACCACTGGTTAGTTCTCTCACTTGAATATCATGTGGAGCCCAGTGATCGCCATAGGTTATATTGTGAGTATCTCTAAAGTCATGCAGCCAATTGATGTAATGCTGCAGCCCTTGTCCATTGTTTTCATAGTAACCAATTACTCTAAGCTCAGTGCCAGCTCTCTGGATCAGCCAAATTGAAGTAGCGTCTGCGATCCCAAGATCCCAAAAACTGTGAACCGGCAGCACTGGATCAATCGGAACCCTGGTGATTCTGTTATCTTCACGAGCTGCTTCGATCTGCCTGGCATAGTAAGCGCCCTTCCGATTCTCAAGTGGCTCTCCAAGCCAGATATGTTTGTATAGAGCTGAGTCAACTTTCTGAAGGTGCAGCCGTTCCTTCTCCAGCTCTGGTGGAAAAAATGGGTTGTCACTAAAATTGACCTTGCAGACGTAAGAGTCCTCTGGTGGATTGATCACGAATCGTTGGTATGTTGGATCCAGGAGATCTTGAGCATTGAAGGAGATCCAGATCTCACTGCCTGGTGATCGGATGGTCGGAACCAATGTGTCGTAACTAGATGAGGTTATTTTCTCTGCCTCTTCGAGCCATACGATCTGAATACCCTCCATTGATTTGATCTTGGTTATGTTTGATCTAAGACCTTCAAAGCTGAAGCGTGATCCATTACGGCCAATGATCTGAGTCTTTTGAACCTCAAAGAAGTCTTGCAGCCCCATACGCTCGATGGTATCGGATAGCAGCAGCAGCACTGAGTCACTGATCGACTTCTGGATCTCCCTGGCACATAAGATCCTGGTCTTATCTTTGTAAGCTCTCATTACCAGGAGCTGCGCTATCGTCCAGGATTTGCCACTACCTCGTCCCCCATGGCATATTTTATAGCGATGAGGATCTAGGAAAGGCTCGAACTTCTCAGTGATTTGTATGCGGAGCTTCGTCGTCATTTTGTATTGCGTCGTGATAATGAACCATGTCTACTACACACGAGTAGCACCAGGGACAAAAATTAACATCAGTCATTCCAAAAGATCCTTCGATCCCACCCTCTGCCTCACTATATTCACTAGCGCAGACGTTGCATATATGTTCTATCGGAGCCATTGCATTTGATGAATTATGAAAGGAGCATATCCCAACCAGAAACCTATGAATACGCCTGGTATTAGTTTGCTTCTGGCTTGCTTATAAACTTCAACTTCGATTGGAAAGTGTTTAATTCTTTTCATTGCGTAAGATCTCCACTTGAATAGTTGCGGGCATTGGATTGTTTGGATCATTAGACATCACTTGCTTATCGAGTCCATGGATCCTTGCTTTGACGTTTAAAGCTGAGATAGCTGCACCAGGCTGCCCCAGAGATCGCGCTAATTGTCGATCCTCGTCGAGTTCTTTGGAAAGTGATTGCACAGTGACTTCAAACTTCTTTTGTAAGTTCAGCTGCAGCTCTCCAACTCTTGTTGTAATCTTGGTGTTATCAAGAAGTGCTACTGCATTTCTATTTATTGTTGGACCTTTCATCTTTTGACAGTCATAACTCTGACGATATGCTTCAGAAGCATTCCCAGTTTCAATGAATGTTTTGCAGAACTTCTCTTGTTTTGTTGTTAGCTTGTTCATACTCTTTTCCACCATTTTTCATCCATATATTTATATTCTTCATCAACACTAATCTGAATCTTATCTAAGATCTTTATGACTTCCTCCAGGGAAAAAACAACTTCAACCTGGCCCCCAACATCTTGGATCTTTTTAATCATTCTTTTTTGCACTTTGCTTAACCGACCTGGAGCAGTTGTTGTCTTAGGTTTTTTCACTTCCAAAGCAAGAAACTTTCCACCTTCCAGGATCACTGTCAGATCTGGAACTCCAGGCTTTACTCCCTCACTTTTCAATTTCTTTCCGGTCATTAAGTTTCTGCTGCCACCATTTGGAACAGCCCAATAACAAACACCTCTAAGATCTAAATAATCACAGATCGCTTTTTGAACCTGGTGTTCTACATCATTCACTTTTTCTTAGGCACCACTGTTTTTTCCATAGCAGCTGCAAGATCAACCAACCAAGGATCTGGAAGAATGCCAGAGTGTCTTTCGACTCCAGCAACTCGCTGTCTTAGTTCCAATAAAGCTTTCTTTAGCTCTTCACTCATGCGTTACTCCTATTTATAAAATAATTAATAATCTTCTTCTGGTGTTGATCCACCATGTCATTGATTCGCTCTCTACGATTATCTTGATCATCATCAGACACATCCAACCAAGTAGGCTGCGCGTGAAACTTAATCATCATGTTGGATTCTTGCGCGGTCCAGCCACGATGTTGTTTGTTGTACTCGATAAACCATTTGCGAACATAGCCAGGGACATTAGTAAACGGATAATCAACAAAGAATCGATACTTGCCTTTATCATCAGCATTCATCCACAACCTGGAATAGTCCACTTCATTTTCTTTAACATGATCAAGGGCATTATGTAGCTTTGGACGGCCACCGCAATATTCAACAAACTTTGGAAGCGATGGTGCAAAATCTGATCCAGATCTACGAACCAACTCAACAGCTTGAAGCACATCTATTTGCTGCATACCGCGTAAACCCATTCCCCATTCATCAAGCATTAAATTAGTCCACTCTTGATCCGAATCCATCTTGGCTCCAAACGAAGGAAACATCACTTTAAATTTAGATAACACTTGCGCTGCTACTTTTCTCTCTTCTACAACTATCATCTTGCTGCCTCCTTCAATAGATTAAGTCCAAGCTTCTGACCAGGCATTTGCCTTCTTCCGCCTTGATCCTGTTCTTTAGACAACCAACCATTAACAAACTTTTTGATCCCAGTTTTTGTTTTGCGCTTTGTAGGGTTGCCATCAATCCAACCAACCATATTGCGCAGCTCTTGTTCAACATTAACTGACGGATAAAGATCTCTCCATTTCACGAGATCATCGTCAAAGATAGGGAACATAGACTTGTCATTGAGCTGCAGCCTAATAAAAACATTAGCATTAGCATTAGCATTAACATTATCATTAGCATTAGGTTCATCTTCGGTTTCCTTTTGGTTATCTTTTGGTATCGATTTGGCCTTCTTTTGCCCTTGGCCTTGGCCTTCTTTTGCCCATTTATCTTTAGTTGCTTGAGCTCCTCTCATGCCGTTCTGCCATTTCTTATGATTAGCTTCCAGCTGGGGTTTAATTAGCTTAAACATTGCTGCAGCCATTGGTCCCATATCCACACTCTTCTGCTCCAGGCCAAACTCAAAGATCGCTCGATATAATTCCAGCTCCTCTTTATCAGTTAAAGCTTTTGCTGCTTCATAAAAGGAACGATAGACAACAATTGAATCTCGTTTATTATTCATAGCTGCTCCTAATTAAAGTCATGTCTAGGTGGGTACAAATCTGATCGTGTTTCTTGACGCGATACTGCGCCATTGGTTGCCCTCTCTAAATTGAGAACGTGATCAGCGGGAACCCTCCTTTGGTTGTAGGCCCATAATTTGACTAACGGAATCGATACTCCGAGATCCTGTGCTATAATTGACCAGATCTCCTCCAATCTCTTTCTATTACTCAGTGCTTGTTCTTTCTTTCCGTACTCGATTAATGTCATAATTTCTCTTATTCTCCCATAAATTGATAAGAATTATATCCTAAGTTAGTAAAAGATAGGATTATTATCCTAAAATAACTACAAAAGGGGTATAATTTGTACTACTAAAAGCTACATTTATTAAGGAGAGAATCGATGTCTAGTTGGATCAGTAGAGCTAAATTTATCATGGAAGGAAAATCACCAAAGATCACTCAAAAAGATCTTATTACAGTAATGGGAAAAACAACTCGTGGAGCAGTAGGACATTATTTCACAGGACGATCAAGACCTACCCTGGACCAGCTTGAAGATCTAGCAAAATACCTTGGTGTATCGCTTTCCTGGTTAGTATCAGACAATGGAGATAATGCAGCAGTTGATGATGAAACATTGCAAATGTGTTTAGAACTTGTTAATGATGCTCAAGCAAATACAGGTACCGATCTTTCAGCACTGGCTCATGCTCGCATGGCAGCTTACCTCTATCGAAATGCTAAAGATGGTAAAAAAGTTAACACGCAAAGTGCTACGGATCTTATAAAATTAATGGCAACATAAAGATAATAAGTGTATTAAGGTTCAAAAAGTCTATACAATAAAAGAAGTAAAAAGTGCGTTTGCCAGCCAGCACTATAAAAAGCATAGGAATCGTCTGATGAAAAGCAAGCAGCGATATATTAGAAATTCTGTTTAACCTCTCCAAACTGGACGTTATAACCTATGAGCGAATTGGCGCAGCACTCCAATTACTGAGATAGCAAAGAATGGCTATGTATCGCCACTGCTCAGTATAAATAAAAAATGCACGAGCACTGCCCCAGACTCGGTTAATAAGCGAAGGCAACAAAAACAACTATCTAATACATTCGGTTGTTGTTAAGTGAGATGCTGGGAAAACGCGTCACTCACTATAATCAAGGATAATGCCATGATAGTAGAAAAAGAAATGTCAAGCGCTCAACTTCGTGAAGCTGCTCGACGCCAGGATCTGGTAAAAAGACTCACGATAAAACTCATAGAAGATAATCAAATGCCGAACTGGCTTCGCTGGTCCTATCGTTTAATGATAGTGACAACTTGGTTTTCTATGGGCGCAATTACCTGTTACCTAATCTAAGGTACAAACTTAAACTTTAATGCTTGGATAAGCTAATTATCCTGGCATTTCTGTTTAATTTCTAATTTATTTTCACCTCTCCAGGCCTCACTGCGTCTACGATCTTTATCTTTCAAGGATATTATTTGTAGAAAGTTGTTGACAAGGATAATAATTGTATCTATAATCTGTGGTGAATGTTAAATAAAAGGAAAAATATGAACCACGTCCCAAATGTTAAATTGTTTAATAAAGTTGTGGATCGAGCTGTCAATGAGCTTGATGTCTACAAAGACGAAGTGTCTTACCGCTGTGATCTTCTGACTGCCCATGTTGATGTTGGCCTGGACTTTGAGAAGCTCCTGGCTTTTCCAATTCATGATTTCTTTCATGACATTGTTGGCCTGGCACTAAATACTGATCGATACAAAAGCAAAGTTATTAATGACTTTGTTCCACGTTGTGCTTTACCAGAGGAGATTTAATGAATATGAAAATGACTGAAACAAAAAACTTTGATGTCGGTATTTCTGTTGAAGGAGATCGAGGTTACTTTGAACACCACAGGTATGGAGAGGAAGTTGGTGGTGGTTTGTGGTTTGAGGATGGAGAACTCATTGATTATGATGGAACATTTGAGCTTCCGATGGAAGTCTTAATTGAGCTGCGTGATAATCGAGGTGTCAAGATTGATAAATTATTTTACAAGGAACCTACTGACTTTTATAAAAAATATAATCCAGTAGCTATGTTATTTGGAACTGTGTGGGAGGAGAAATAATGAAGATTAATGCTTTAATTAAGAAGATCAACAGGGAGCTACCAGAAGCGAAAGCTGTTTCAACAAAAGAATGGGATGGCAGCGATGATGGTATTTGGTTTCGAGGTAGTGAAGATTATGTCGAAGCGGATCAGAGATTGATCTTTGGTGGAGGATGGGATGTTCATCCTAAACTTGAGAAGATATTACATGATGCCGGGTGGTTTGCGGAGCCATACGATAGTGGCACTTTAATGGCTTATAACTAAGGAGAAAATATGAAATTACTAACTAAAGCAATAGTAAATAAGTTTGAAAAGGTAGGCAGCCAAGAGGAGGTTAAAGATCCTGTTGTGATTGCTAAGTTTTTTACTCCCTGGACAAGTTGGACTTGGTTTGCTACTGAGTATGATCCAGAGAGAAGGATATTTTTTGGATTGGTTGATGGCCATGAGAAGGAGTTAGGTTACTTCTCACTTGATGAGCTAGAGAGCGTAAAGGGGCCATTTGGATTAGGGATTGAGCGAGATATGATGTTTGATCCAGGTCGTGGATATGATGGTGCCAAAATTAGTGAGGTGGCAGCTTGAGTAAGAAGGAGCTCCTGGCATTCGCCAGGGGCATTTTGATTTCAACCAGGAGAAGTAAATGAATAAAGATCTTAATATTAAAAATACAATGGTTCCGATCTTGAATAAGATCAAAAAAGAATCATTCGTAGAAGGTTATGAGGCCACTGATACAGAAGCCTTTGGTTTGTTACTGAGTAAATATTTTAAATGGAGTGGCTATGAAATTGTTGAAGCTTCATTCTCTGCTCTTGAAGATGCCAATTTCCATGAGCTCCATAAAAGATTTGCCAAAACATATAAAGACTGGGAGAACGAGGAATATGATCCAGATTGGGAATATGGTGGCGGAGTTACAGGATTGGGAACATACATTGAGCCAAGTCTTGTTAAATTAATTAATGACAACACAATGAAGGAGAAGTAAATGGAAATAATCGTTGAAGTAAAAGATGTTTATGGGAAGCCTTTGGTTTACCCAGTGAGTGAGGAAGCAACATTGTTTGCAATGATAGCGGAATCAAAAACATTAACACCAAGAGTTCTGGACATGATCGAGAGTTTAGGTTTTAAGATCGTGGAAACAGGATTTCATTTAACAGAAGCGAGGGCAGCATGATTAAAGGTATTACAAATGAGTGGGCAGAGTATGGGAAGAATAACACTATTCCTAACGAATACTATGACAGTGTTCTTGGATCTTTTGATCACAATGTAATTGTTTATAAAAAAACATTTGATAGCTTCGAGAAACTTGAAGTGTTTTGGTTTAGCGAGTTATTTAATAAAAACTTTAAATCAAAAGTAATTGGTAAGAGTCTTTTATATTGGATAAAGGAGGGTAAATGATAAAAGAAATAAAGGTCCAGGATCCATACAGCGTTCTTGGATTTAAAGTGCAGCAAATTACTATGCTGCTTCATAACTTAGAATTTCATATTAGGGGGATTTCCGAATCTCGTGGAATCGCTGCTATAGACGATCGGCAGATCATGGAAACATATCGTGCTTTAGATCGAACCTTAATTGAGAATTTAAGATTTAATCATCATATTGATAAACTACCGGAGGTAAAAGATGGATCTCATTGAAGAGAAAGATCATTATTCAGATTTTCAAGACGAGTGCGCTCATTTTCCAAATGACATTTGGGACTTAACTCGTAATCTAATTTCTGGAGGAATGTCCAGATCAGAAGCAGTTGCCCAGGGAGAAAAATGGACAGCTGAACGTAAAATGGTATTAGCTGCAGCAAAATACAGCAGCTTTTTTTCCGTATAAAGATGATACAATTAATATCTTATGATACAATTAATAGACTATAATAGAGGGCAATATGAAAAATAATCAATCAGTTTTAGATATGTCACATGACGAATGGTTAGCAGCCAGGCGCCATGGTATAGGAGGTTCCGACGCTGGAGCCATTTTAGGTTTAAGCAAATGGAAGTCCCCTTTAGATGTTTACCAGGATAAGATCGGTAGCTCTGAAGATACACCAGATAGTGAAAGGATGTATTGGGGCCGAACTCTGGAGGATTTAGTTGCAGCAGAATATGAAAGAAGATCTGGCAACAAGGTCCGACGCAACAACCGGATCATTAAACATAAAGAACATGATTTTATTCTAGCTAACTTAGATCGAGAGATCGTGGGAATGAATGGGATCTTGGAATGCAAGACTTCTGGCTACTCTCCAGATTGGGGTGATCTTGGGACCACTGACATACCAGAACATTACTTGGCCCAGGTTTATCATTACATGGCAGTTACTGAAGCTAAGTTTGCAGATGTTGCAGTTCTGATCAATGGAAACGATTTCCGAATTTATCACATACCCAGAGATGAACAGATTATTGATCACCTGGTAGAAAAGGAAGTTGCTTTTTGGCATGACTATGTTCTTGCTGGAATACAACCAGATC